AGGTTTCTTCCTGTAGCAACATCCATAATACCACCAGAAGCTTTACCAATTCTGCCACCGTTAGCTGCGTATCCAAGTCGTACATCTCTACCAACTTTTTGTCCGTATCCTAATCTGTAAGGAAATTCTTTATCGTCATCTTCCGTAGTTCCTGTGTCAGAAAGATATGGTATGTATTGTTGTTGGTTTTGACCTTCACCGCTACCACCATCATTACCATATAACATTTGAAATCTATTAGGTTCAAATATTTCCATCATATCTTTTGCGTTAGATTTAGTTATATCAAAATCTCTAGCACCTATGTAACTGTTACCAGTTTTATTATCAGAATAAATATCCATTAATTCTTCATAAGTTGTTGGACCTGCCATTTTTTTTCCTATAAAATTTGCTCCCATAGCTAAACCTTTAGGAACAATTCCAGGCACACTTGCTACATCTATTTCCATAAACGATTCTGGTGGTTGTCTTTTACCAGACAACACATCGTTTATAAATTGTTGACTATATTTACCAGTTCCGTCTGGTCCAAACTCTGTAATACTTGGTGCATACCCTTTTATAAAATCACCATAAGTTTCTTCTGTATCTCCGTAGTAACCATCAAAATTTTTTAATCCTTTTAACTTAGCATTTAGTTCATCTATTTTAGCTTTTTGATATCTTGCTAATTGTTTTTGTCTATAATTAATATTGTAAGCGTTTCTTTTATCACCAATAGTTACAGGTCTATAACCTTGAAGATATTTATTTTGTCTAAAATCTCTAGCTTCTTTTTTAGCTTTCTGTTCATCTTTTTTTGTATTAACACTAGAACTACCACTTGTTACTCCTGGTGGTAATTGAGCTGTACTTACATTTGTACTATAATCATATTGACTACTGCCACCAAACTTGTCTCCATCATATCCGCCTCCCGCATCCGTATCTCCGCCAGCCGCGCCGCCACCACCAGCATCACCAAAACTATCTAGTGACATAATTCCTGATGGACCCATATTAGGACCACCTTCTAAACCACCATGAATATTTTCTTTAATGATTAAATCTTTTTCTGCTTTGGTAATGTAAGCTAATTCTGTTTCTGGTTTATCCGGTGATGATTTCCATTTTCTTGGAGCAACAACTTGGGGTTGCTTACCTAAATAATTATCTACACCACCTTGTATAGCTACTTTAGCCATGACTACATCCCTCTGTTATAGAGACCCATCAAACCACCGTTGGCTGCCATTGCAACTTTTTCTCTCATGTCAACATCAGCTATTCCGCCACCAGGCATTTGCTCTTTCATGTTAACATTCTCGCTCATCATCATTTCTGGAGCTTGAGATTGGATTCCTGATTGATCTTGTTGCAACTGTTGTAAAATTTGTTTCCAGATACCACTTTGAAAGAAAGCTTCAAAGCTAGCAAACTGAACCTTTTGTTGTGGTTCCATTTGTGACCATATTTCTGCCGCAATTTCTTTACCTTGCATGTCTTTTTCAGCACTCATTCTAATATCACCTCGATTGTATTTAATGTCTGGTGCTCCAGCTTGTATTGATTCGTTCATTGAAATTTTTTCTTCCATAGTATCTCCTTTTACTTTGTTTTTGAAAACAAATCAAGAGGCGGCATGATAACTTTTACGTCTTGCGCCATCTCTTCTGCTTTGTACCCTTTAGTTTCCCAGTCTTTTCTTGCTTTAAAAACCTCACCAGTTTTTTTATGTCTATATGTTTCTTCTACTTTAGCGTTATATACTTTCATTATGTCGTTACCTCTTTCTTGATGTTTAAATAACTAATAGCCACATCAAACGAGTCTGTTGTGCTTGATTGAACTGTAAAGGTTTTGCCACCTTCTACTATTAGCGGTTGGGTTAATAATTCTTTAGTTTGATTGGCTGTTAATGGCACTGATTTAATAGCTGTAATGCTATTATTTAAAATAGTTACACTAGGTGTACCAGCTGATGTAACAAGTATAGATTTAATAACAATAGTTTCATTAACTGCAGGAATACCAGATCCTAATGGTGTCAGTGCACTACCACTTGTACTGTTATCTATACCTGCAAATTTATATTGGTTTACTACTGCCATTAATCTAAAAAGAAACTTCTAGCTTCTATCTCCTGTTTTAATTCTTCTTGAAATGTAGTGTTTAATTTTTCTAACACTGCATCTAAATCTCTTACTAAGTTTTGAGCTACATCCTCTTGGTATTCAGCACTTGCTCTTGTTAATGATTGTACTATTTTTGCCATTATCTTCTTCCTCCAGCTTGTATGTCTAATCTAAATGTGCCTAGTTTCCAACTAGTATCGACAGCAGTGTTAGATATTGTAAGAGCTATAGCTCTTGCTCTTGCACGTGTATCTACTTTGCTTGTAGAAGTTGTTACTGTAAAAGGACCTAATGATGAACTTGCTGCTGTATTATTAGGATAATTTCTTAAATCTAATTGAACAATAGCATTTCCTTGTTGAAATATAAAATCCGGAATAATTCTACTAACTCTCATAATATTTTCACCATCACCTCTAAGATCAGCCATGTTAGTTGCAGCTCCTCTTATAACTTTTTGTGTAATATCATAATCTCCAGAAGTAATATTAGCAGGAATTGCTACAGCAGTAGATGCTGCTTCTTGTTGATTAACTCCTGTTTCATGTTCAAAATAAATAGTAGTTCCATCTGTATTACCTTTTACATCAAAAGATGTATCAACACTTGGATTGTATTTAGTTCCGTGAGGTAAACCAAACACAGAAGAATCTTCCCATGTTGTTCTAGGAAATAAACCACTTGCATTTGTAAACCATATAGGTCGTTTAGCAGTTGAATCTAGATAACTATATGTAACTGCTCTGTTAACATTGTTCGATGCTGCTGTTGGATAGAACCAAGTAATCTCACCAAACAAGTTATTAATACCACAATAAACTAATTGATTAGATGAAGTATTAAGATCATCATAAACAAAATCTTCAACCAAGCAATCCATAGATTCTAGTTTACCAGTGTATCTAAAGAAACCGTTATCAGACATCCAGTACGCAGCACCATCAACTTCAACAGCTGCATTCTGTCCTATCAATCCACAGTTAGTACCTACCTGTTCAAAAGCAAATGTAAATGGTTGTCCAACAAAACGCATAGTAAATAAAGATGTATCAGACCAAACATAAATTGCATTCCTACCAAGTTTAGCTCCAATGATCCGTGATCCAGCGGCTAGTCTTTGTGTACCGGCAGTGTTTTCTGCTGTAGGTGTATAGTCATTAATATTTTCTTGAGAAGAAAATCTTATAAACATATCATCTTGTGTTGCTTTGTTACCAATAGTTGTTTCTGTTCCAAAAAATACTAAGTGACGGTCAGGTGTAGAGACCAACATATCACGTGACGCTGTTGGTGCACCGGTTATAATAGTTGCACGTGTTGCTGTTGCATTTGTTGCATCACCATCCCACTCAAAACATTCACCATTATGTATTAATGCTATTAATGTGCTTCCTAAATTATCCAATGCCCATAGACCAGGATCAATAACTTGGTCGGTGTTAGCTGCAGCTGAACCCCATCCAGTAAAACCAGATGAATTAGTTACTGTTGCACCATTAGAATGAGTCGTAGCTGTAGTTCCTCTCGCTCCTCTTCCTATACCTGTAAGTTTATTTCCTGAAACACCTGTGTATGATATTTCTTCTGTGCCTATTAAGACATGGTTTGTACCTGTAGTTGGAAAACCTGTTGAATTAGTTAATGTAATTTCTGTAGCAGAACCATTGTTTCCGCCTGACGTAGAAGAAATAGCACCATTTAAAGTATTGGTTAACGCTCCTAATAAATTACCACCCCACAATGCAATACCCCAACCAAAAGCACCTATTTGTTCTGCCGGTCCAACGTGATAGTATTGATAGTATTTTATACCACCTGATGTTGTTGCACCAGATCCTGTTTCATTACTAGGCATTGTAATAGTTATATCATCTGTTGTTGGTACACTTGTTACCATAAATGTTTTG